GCATGGATACCAGAAGCTGTCTGCAATAGAACCGATGCGTTACCCGAAGGTTTGACACAAGTAGTTCTGGCTGCTGGATTAATGCCAATGATAGCTGCAACTTCCTTATTAACTTCTTTAACAATCTTAGCTCCCTTTTGAAGAATCTTATTATTAAAAAGAATATCAGGGTTATTCATCCATCCGGTTATTGATACTCCTAATAATGCTTCTCTGTCAAATATTTCTTTTGAAATTGGTTCAATAAATTTAAAATCAGTGTACCCTGCTTGTAGTGTACCAAGTATAGATGCTGCTCTACATGCTTTATAAAAATTTTCTTCTGATGTACATAAGCCACCATTGATTTCTGTTAAGTTACAACCTTGCCATCCGGATTTACCATCTTTCTGAGGAAACATACCAATCTCAACACATGGATTTGTTGTATGCTCTTTTGAATCAACAAAATAAAAACCGGGTTCACCAAATTGTTTTACTGATTCCATAATTTTACTAAATTGTTCTTTAGTTACTTCATCTCTAACAATTACTGCGGAGTTATTAGATCTTCCTCTTTGTGGATTATCTATGAACCAATTACCAGTTTTTGCATTCATCATTTCTTCATCATTAGGAGAAAACAAACAAATAGTTGCTGAACGTCTTACTCCACCTGATAATACGGCATCAGACGCATGCATACAAATATCATAGACATGTATTGGACTTAGTCGTGTTTCTTTATTAGCTAATACTAATCCTTGTATTAAATATTCCACTCTGTCTAAACATCTTCTTAATCCATCTGGTCCTGGCGCTTTAAATCCACCAGATATCATAGAACCTGCAGGACGTATCTGACTTAAATCAAAAAATATTCTTCGTCCTTCAAACTCTGGATATTTACCACCGCCTTCAAAGTAAGAAGACAGAAGTACATCAAGAGCTGATGCCCAACCTTCAATAGAATCTTCTACTACATACCCTTTTGCTTGCTTATTTCTTAATTTAATTTTTGGTAATTTGTCAACATGATGTTTCTGTACAGAGAAACCTGCTCCAGCTCCACACAATAAAATATAAAAGAACTCACCAAAAAATGATGGTCTATCAGCATATGAAGATGTACAATTATACATTCTCATCTGATGTTTTAATAATTGTTCACCGCCGAATTGCAATGATCTTTGAGCTGCTAACACTCTCTGTTCATTATAAGCTTCTTGAGCTTCATCTAAATATTTTTCCAATTCACCGTTCTTTTTATAATGGTCTCTATGCATATTGATAACTCTATCAACAGCTTCTTCCCATGTTTCATATCTTTCATCTTCTTCTTTAAATCTAGAGTAGCCATCATAGAATTTAGTTTCAGATAAAAATGTTCTTGTGTCAACAAACCCTTTTGTCTGCATATCTTCTCTCTTTCTTATGTGGATGTTTAAGCTGGTATAGTTATTATATATTATAATTGAATCAATGTAAAGGACTTATTACACTAATTTTTTTAGTTTTTCTGCATATTCCACTATGCTATGATCATACATTCCATCAAACAATTTTCTTTTTGTTAAAGCTTTCCATCGGCCTCTCCAGCTATCTTTAAGTCTTTGCCAAAATGATTTTGTTCTAAAATTTCCGTAATGATTGATATACCATTCAGTGCCATGATGTTTATAACCCATGAACCAGAACGGAACTTTAGTTACAACATCGTTGTTGTTTACAAATCTCCAATGAGGTACGTCCATTCCTTCACAGAATTCTCTACCTCCAACTCTTGGAGATCCATATGTATATAGTTTTGGATTCTTTTCTTCTAGTCTTGATGCACATAGTGTTGCCATGGCACCACCTAATGAATGACCAGTAATCCATAGTTGTTTTTGTTTATTTCTTTGTAGTAAAGCATCTATATCATTCCATAGTTTTCTTAACTCAAGTTTAAATCCTAAATGAACTTTACCCTCGGTTTTAGATTTTCTTTTAAAAGCTAGAAGATCTGCTTTTACATCTGACATTTCGCTAGGTTCAGTACCTCTAAAAGCTACTATAATATTTTCTTCATCAGAGAATATATGACATTGCGCTCCATCATTTTCCAAGAACTTATAATTTTTAAATCCAATCTTATTAAGTTCTCTCATAGCTCTTGTACCATCATGATAAGCTAGTGCACTTACTTCAGCAAAGAAGTAATTCTTCCAATCTAAATTTTGCCAATTTAATTTTTCGCATTTGTCAAAAAATTTCTTTGTCATTAGATTCTTTCTCCTATTGAATACTTCCTTGTGATATATTATCAGATATGTCTTCAGTAACAGCTTCCTCATAATATACTATAATCTCGCTTTGTTGTTCTATATATCTCTTTATGTCTGCCATATTTAATGCTAGGTTCTCATAACTTCGAACTGATATGGCATAGAATATTAAGTTACCTTCTGCATTTAAGAATCTTTCAGAAAACTCATCATAATTTTCTTTCGTTACAACATACCATTTTACTGGAGATAATTTTAGCCCTTTAGGTCTTTCGACTACCGGTACATTGTTCTTTATTATTTCTGTTACTGTAACGATTTCTTTTTCTGGCTCTCTGAACCATGAGCAACTACTTAGCAGTAATAGACTCGAAATCATTAAATAGTTTTTGAGTTCCTTCATTTATTTTCTTCTCTACTAAACCTGGTTTCTTTTCGCTTAATCTTGTTAAGTCGTGTTTTTGTAATTTCCTTCTAAGCTCATCTTGGTATACTTCTGCATTTTGTAATCTACCTTGAAGTTCTTTATTTAATTTATTAGTTTTTTCTACGTTAGACTGAATTGTCTTAAGTGCTTCTTCTTTTGATTTATTAGCAACCTCTAACTTGGCGTTATTATCTCGAAGTGTTGCTAATCTTTCTTGAGTATCATTATAATATGATATTGCTCCATAACCAACTCCACTTAATACAACTAATATAACTATCAAACCGTATATTTTAATCATTTAATTATCCACTTTAGCTCCAGCTCTCCACTGAAAACATGACCAATATCTTGCTTTATACTTAGGACCTGGGTTATCACAGTTATGTCTTGCTCTAAAGCTTTTTCTTCTATTCGGATCATCTCTCTTAATTGACATATTAGGATCACCGAATCGTACTACAACAATATTACCGTTTGGTCCTTTTGTGTATACTTTAAATTTTTTATTTGGATTTTCTGATGTTCTTATTGGATCATTTAACTTTACTTGCTTACCTTGATATTCAGCTTCCATTATTACGTGATCAAATTGGCATTCTTCACATTCTTCACCAATACCATTATCTTCTATATATTTTCTAAATCTTTTTAGCAATACAGGTTTTTTATCTTTCTTTCTTCTTTTATCGTGTATTGTATTCGGCCCCATGGCAGTATCAGCAGGATTTGGAATAGATGCAGTGGTTGTCATCTCATCTTTTATCATTCTACCACTTTTTCTTTTCACAGGAACTTTTAAGTTCTTTCTTTTTCTATCCCGTCTCATATAAGTCTTTTCATCAATATCATCATCTAGTGGACCATATTTTTTACTAAGATATGCTGCAATTGCCATCTTTTGTTTTTTCTTATCCGATTTACCTTTGAACTGCGGAGCTTTAGATTTTCTAAAATCTTTTACATAATCTCCAGCATCTGCATCTGGTCCTAAAGCTTCATTCTTAGGAACACAGTTTGGCACTAGTCTTCCATTTTTCTTTTTCATACCAACTTGTTTATGAGTTGGCCAGCAAGGTCCGTCTTCATTTATCATTTGTATAACTCCGATGATGTTACATACATTTTTTGATTAGTTGGCTTATGTATCACTTTGTAAACATCTAATCCAAATATATCACCAACTGGTTTATTATCTTCTTTAACTAATATTTTATCTTTTGCTTTTACTACATCGTTAAAATTATTTATTATCATAGACTCATTTTTTATTCTATAAGTTCCTGGTGATAATTGATTATCTTCAACTATAAACCACTCAACTTCTTCTTTTATGAAATCTAATTTATCCAAATCCATTTCTTCTAGTATTAAGTCCATTTCTTTATCAGATATATTATAATTGTCTTTTAGTAAATATAAAGCTGCAGCATAAGATGCTATTCTTGATCCACCACCTGGTGCTTTAGCCATAATCTTTTTAATATTAAAAACTAATTTTTGAAATGCTGTATAAGCAGCTTTTTTTTCTGGAGTATCAATAAGCATGTCTTTGTCTCTTTTACCATTCTTATCTATAATACCCAACTTATAAGCTTCTGTTTTTTCAAAAGGTGTAACCAAAAGTTTAAGAAACCTAAAAGTGTATAATAAATCAGCTGCTCTTGTCAATATTGACATTTAAATTTTCCTTAATTTTTCTACTACTACTTTGTTCATATCAATGCCAATGTAGTCATTATGTTTAATATAATTTAAAAATAATAAAAAAGGTTTAGCTATCGGCCAATGCTTATCTTCAAGTTTAAGCTCTAATATTTTCAATGATGCTTCAATACCAAATGCATTAAAGACTGCTATCATATGATTCAATATCAATCTTTCAGCAAGATTGTCATTTTCTAAATATCTATTGAAAAGCCTTTTGATATACTTAAACCTTTTCAAATCTTCATTAAAGTCTTCAATATCAGAAAACTGAGGATTCATATAATGCTTAGCTGCATACAATAACAAAGTATCTTCAGTTAATTTAAAATTCATAATGTTATTTATTAAGCAACACCTGCTTCTTCAATCTTAGCAATGATTTGTTTCTTAGTAAGATCATCTATGTCTTCAATGCCATGTTCACTCGCATAAACTTTGAGTTGCATTTTATTCATCTTGTCAATAGACTTTACATAAGTTTTTTCTACTATTTCTTTAACTGCTATTTTAGTTACTGGAGTATCATCAATCATTTTATAGTCTGATTGATGATCTATGTAACTATTAATAACTTCTTCTGAAAACCCTCCAGCTGGAGATCTTACTAAAAGCTCTTTATTTTCAGGGTTAATCCAACCATCATATGTAGGAATCGCATTAGGAAACCACTCTGGCGGTTTTATGCTCATTCGTCTTCCTCATCTTCTTCTTCGTCCACTTCATCTTCTTCAAGATCGTCTTCTTCAACATCGTCTTCGATGTGATCATCTTTAGCAATATGAGCCATATACTCGTCAATCTCTTCTTGACTAAAAAAGCCTTTGACTAAAAGTTTCATATCTTTATCTGGATCGCACCAACCTTTTAGGTTAGGTATTGCGTTCGGATACTTTGTAGGTGGTGTTATCATTGTTTTCTCCCTGTTTAAATTTTCATTTATTTCTTTGGTCCATAAAGCTTATCTAATTTTTTTTCAAGTGATTTATTCCTCTGAGGTTTCTTACCATAAAGTTTATCTAATTTCCTTTGAAGGGGCTTATTTTGTTTTACTGCTGCTACATTTTCTTTACTTATAGCCTTTTTAATAGCTTTTCTGCGATTGTGTAGATACTTATCTGAACTATCAACATCACCGTCATTATCAATGTCTGCATCAGCTTTACCTACTGGATCCATCTTAGCTTCATCAGTTTTCATTCTTCTCTTATTAATTGCTGCTTGCTTATTTGCCACGAACTGCTTGTTAGTCAATGGTTTCTTCTTCATTGGCTTTATTAGATTTTTATGATCTGGATGAAGAGGTGTGATAGGTTTCATTCCTTTATCGATTCTTTTTTGATTTGCTCGAGCTTGTTTTCTCAATACAAACATTTCATTATCATCTTCTTTTTGAGGTTGCATATGTGGTGAATCTAACTTATCTTTACCTGTTATCTTTTTGATTCTTTTTTGATAAGGCGATTCACCTGCTCTGAAAGCTTTCATTCCAGGTTTACCTTTAGCTACACCGCCTGCAACTTTTTTTACATCTTCATTCATTTCAGCATAAGCATCTATGATCCATTGTGGCTTAGTCTTCTCTACTGACTCAGCAGTTTTAACCGGTCCGGCTGGATCTTTCATAGGTGTACCTGATGGAACTATCTTTTTATCTCCAGTATCTTTATCTGTACTTCTTTTCTTTGCTACTTTAACATTTTTAGTCATGTCAGTAAAGTCTTTATTAACAACTTGTGTTTCATCTGCTGCAGGATTAGCTATTGCGTTATCTGCAGGTTGCATCATATCTTGTGCACCTTTACCTTTTCGATTGTTCTTCATATCTTCAGGTGGTGTAGCACCTTTATAATGTTTAGCCCTGTCGGCCTCATTTATTTCTACTTCAGCCAGTGCTTTTTTCATGTTATCGATACTGGCTGTATCTAATGAT